GGGGGGGTACGTATACGATCCGTTCGCTGGTGGTTCAGTTCGTGGTATTGTCGCTCAACAACTTGGATATAACTATACTGGAATTGACCTAAGAAAAGAACAAATCAATGCAAACTATCAGTGTGCTAAAAAATTAAATGCTGATAATATCAATTGGATTTGTGACGATTCTTTGAACGTTGACAAGTATCTTGAAGATGAGAGTCAAGACTTTGTTCTGGCTTGTCCTCCGTACATGGATTTAGAAGTATACAGCGATAAGGACCAAGACTTATCCACGATGGACGAAGAAGAATTTACAGAAGTTTATACTCAAATCATTCAAAAAGCAGTTAATAAGCTTAAACCAGAAAGATTTGCAGTTATTGTTGTTTCAGACGTCAGAAGAAAAGGAAAAGACACTAGTTACAAAGATTTAGTAGGTATCACTACTAACGCTATGGCTAGTGCAGGGGCTAAGCTTTACAACGACATGATTAAGGTAGGTCAAATAGGTTCTAAAGCTTTGACAATTAAGCGGAGCATGAGGACTAGAAAAGTAGCTAGAAACCATGAAAATGTTCTTGTTTACTTTAAAGGAGATACAAGCAAGATTAAGGACATATTCCCTGAAATAACAGATATGGACTTCACAGTAGAAGACGAAGAAGAGTAATTAGTTAGGAGGCGATAAAGTGAGGGCTAGATATACTGAATGGTTAGAAAAAGACAAGCTGCTACTTATTCAAGGTTGGAAGCGTGACGGCTTAACAGACGAACAGATAGCTAGAAATATGTCTATCAACCCTCGAACCTTGGAAAAGTGGAAAGCTAACTATGAGCCTATTAGGCAGGCTATTAAAAGAGGTCGTACCGAGGTAAACTTTATCGTCGAAAATAAGCTACTCAAAAAAGCACTAGATGGCAATACCACAGCGATTATTTTTTGGCTTAAAAATAACTGGCGTGATAAGTACAACGACAGTGCACTTGGACCAGAAGAGCGGAAGATGATACAAGCTAAAATGCGTAAGCTTGAAGCTGATACTCGAGTTAGTGAAGCTAAGGCTAAGCTAGCTGAACAAGTAAGCAGTCAGAACAACGCAGAGCTTGAACGTATGCTGAAACTGCTTGAAGTTGAGGGCACAGAAGATGGCGATTAGTGATTTACTGGCACCTAAGCAAGAACAAGTGCTTAGAAGCTATCTTAACGACAATTGGAAGACTCTTATATTAAGCGGAGCCGTCCGTTCAGGCAAGACTTATATAGATAACCTACTGTTCTTGATGGAGCTAAGACGTATATCTAGACTGGCTAAGAAGCTTAATAAGCCTAACCCGATGTATATCTTAGCTGGCTTTAGTGCTGATACGATTTACAAAAACGTGATTGCTGAAATTACTACAACCTTTGGACTAAACATTAAGTTTGATAGGTCAGGACACTTTAGGCTTTTTGGTGTTGAGGTTGTCAAGGCTTATACAGGTTCGGAACGTGGTCGTGACTCTATCCGTGGTATGACGGCGTGGGGAGCTTACATTAACGAAGCTTCATTAGCTAAGGCTAGTGTATTTTCTGAAATTCAGAAGCGTTGTTCAGCACCAGAAGCCCGTATCATTTGCGATACGAACCCGGACGCCCCGACTCACTGGCTTAAGAAGAATTATATCGACAATACCGACCCTAAGGCAGGTATCAAGACCTTTTTCTTTACGTTCGATGACAACCCTGCTTTAGATGATGATTATAAAGAAAAACTAAAGGCTAGTACACCGAGCGGGGTCTTTTATGACCGGGATATTCTAGGGCTTTGGTGTACCGGCGAGGGCGTGGTTTACCGTGACTTCGACCAGTCAACTATGACAATCGACAAGGACAAGCTACCTACTGATTTAACTTACTATGTCGGAGTCGACTGGGGTTACGAACACACAGGGACTTTAATTGTTTTTGCAGACGATAGTCAAGGCAATACGTATCTAATCGAGGAACACGCACACAAACATAGGTTTATAGACTACTGGGTAGGCTTAGCTCACGATGTTCAGAAAAGATACGGCAGTACGATACCGTTTTGGTGCGACTCGGCTAGACCTGATAACCTTAATGAGTTCTTGACTCACGGTATCCGTGCTTACAATGCTAATAAATCAATCAATGCTGGTATAGAAGCGGTTGGCAGTTTGATGAAAGCCAAGCGCTTTTTTGTTGTTAAAAATTCAGTCGATAACTGGCTTAATGAGGTCTATCAGTACATATGGAATGAAAAGACAGGCGAGCCGGTTAAAGAAAACGACGACAGCATGGACGCAATGCGATATGCAATCTATAACCAGCACAACAAAGCAAAGATTAACTTACAACGGAATACATTGTTTTAAGCTAGGAGGGTTCAATGGAAACATTAGGAACAAAAGGTCAAGTTTTGTCAAACGGTATGTTTGTTTATCCTAAGGACGAGTTGATGGACGAAACAGCAGTTAATGCTTTTATTAACAAGAATAGAGGCTTTACCGCAAAAATTTATGACCGCAATATGCAGTATTACTTAGGCAAGCACGATATTTTGAAAAAGACTAATGCAACTGGTATTGAGCTTAATAAAATTGTGGATAACATTCCTAAGTACCTTGTGGATACTTACAACGGCTTCTTTACCGGCATTAGCCCAAAGATTACGCTTGATGAAGACAGCTTAAACGAGAACTTGCAAAATTGGAATGGCAGCAATTCGTTCTTTGATAAGCTATCAGAGATTAGCAAGCAGGTAGACATTTACGGCAGAAGTTATGCTTTTATTTATCAAAACGAGTCAGCAGACACTAGAGTGGCAGTAGTACCTCCGACTCAAGGGTTTATAGTATACGATGATACTATCGAACATGAACCATTAGCCTTTGTACGGTATTACAAGAACTCGGATAACTTGCTACAAGCTGATATTTATTACGGCAACGCAACTCAAACGTACAGCGAAGGTAAGCTACTAGATTTAGGCTTAAAGTCAGTCTATGGCATGGTTCCAGCCGTTGAGTTCTTCGAAAATGAGGAACGTCAAGGTCTGTATACTGATTGTATTAGCATGATTGACGCATTAGACGATACATTGAGTCAGAAGCAAGACACAATCGAGTATTTCGCTAATGAGTACATGTATGTTCTGGGCGGTGGCATTGATTTAAATGAAAAAGAACTTTCGTATATGCGCACACACCGCTTAATCAACGTACCTACAGCAAATGCTGCTGATATTAAGATAGGCTTCTTAGAGCGACCAGATGGCGATAATGTGCAAGAAAACCAACTACAGCATTTAAACGATAAGATTTATCAAACTACAGGTATACCGAACCTATCAGACAGCAACTTTGCTGGTAACGCTTCAGGTGTTGCTATTAGATACAAGCTACTAGCGATGGAAAACAAGGCAAGTAACAAGGAACGGAAGTTTACGCAAGCCTTACGTGCTTTGTACAAGGTTGTATTCAGCATTGACTCGGTTATTAACGTTTCTGACGCATGGGAAGACTTGAAGTTTAAGTTTACACGCAACTTACCAGCCAACTTAGCAGATGAAGCAAGCACAGCTAACAGTTTAAACGGTATTGTCTCTAAGGAAACACAGCTTAGCGCATTATCTATCGTTGATGACCCTAAGGCAGAACTAAAAAGAATTGAAGACGAGCAGGACCAACAGCTTAAAAAGAGTCTTGAAGTAACCGGTGCTGATTATGAGAAGCTAGATGATACCAGTCAAGAACAACCAGAAGCTAATCAGAAGTCTATTAAATCGCCTTTCAGCAACGAGGAAGTAGACAATGACTAAGGCTTACTGGCAACAGCGTATACAGGGCGAAAAGAGCTTTGATAAGTGGTTATTTGAAACCGACGACCGGTTCGACAAGTATTATCAAGACCGATTTAACGCTTTACTATCACACTTTCAAAGTGAAATAGCTAGAGAGTATACAAGCTTAACTAATGCAACTGGTATGAGTAAGGACTTAGCGAAGCAGACTGTATCTAATCTTGACATGAAAGAATATTCACAGTTAGCTAAGAGGGTAGTTAAGGAAGCTCAAGAAGCACGCAAAGGTGGCAATCCTAAGGCTTTTAAAGGCTATTCAGAAGAAGTCAATCTTAGAATGAAAATATATAATGCTACAATGCGTATTAATCGCTTAGAGCTTCTTAAATCACGGCTAGCGACCTATCTCTTAGAAGTTAATGCAGAGCTTGATGCAGACTTACGCAAGACTCTTAGTGATACTTACGTTAATCGTGTTAAAGAGCAGGCTGGTTTGTTAGGTCAGAATATGACTTCTGAAGATATTGATTTAAATATCCAAGAAGCTATTAGCTACATGTATGGCAATGCTACTTTTAGTCAGCGTATTTGGAAGAACCAAGACGTTATTAAATCAAGCATTGACAAAGTAGTTAGTCAAGGGTCACTTGGTGGCTATGGTCTTGAAAAGATGATTAGTCAATTGCGCAAACTTACTAATGCTAACTACAACAACGCCAAGCGGATAGTTCGTACTGAAATGACTAGAGTCATGGACAAGGCGCAAGAAGATGCTTTCAGAAATGCGGACGTGAAGCTTGTATTTTGGCAGGTTGAAAAAAAGCCGTGTGCTACTTGCTTAGCTATCCATGATAACGATGTAGGTTATGGCAAAGGTGTATATCCGATTGATGATAGCCCCAAGCCCGTTGAGGATACGCACCCCAACTGCAGGTGCTTACGTTCAGCATTTACGGAATATGAAGCATGGCAGTTGCAATGGGCTAAGAGCAAGGATAAAGGCGCTTATCTTGACCAATACGGCAGAGTTCGCTATTCAGATGGAAGACCGGTTGAGGACTACTTAGAAGCCGAGAAAATCAAAGCTAAGCAAGTTGAAGAAAAACCAGTTGATTATTCTAGCCTTTCTAAGGGTTCACTGTTAAAATCAGTATTAGGAAAGCCTATGAGCATTGATAAGGCAGACCAAACTAATAACAACCCTTATTATTTAGGTAAGACAGCTAGAACTAGGTACAAAGTAGAACAAGCTAGACAAATGCTTACTCAAGACTCGGAAATTAAACGTGTTTATGAAAATGCAGTTGCGCTTTTACGAAAAAGCAAAGGCAAAATTTCATTAGAATATCAAGAGTATGTAAATAAACATGCGGAAGCTATTAAGCAATATAACAAAGCCATTGATGATTACAATAATTGGTTGACACGAAACAAAAAATATACTAAGAATTGTCAACGTTGTGCAGTTACTTATGAATTGAGACGCAGAGGTTACAATGTTACAGCTGGCGCTAATCCAACTTACGATTCTAAGCTTATGGCTAAAATGAAGCGTTCGTTAGAAGCTATGAAAATTAAAAGCTTAAATCCTGATATGCTGGTAGCTTACAATATACCAACAAATTTTTTTGATATTCCAGAAGGCGTTAAAAACGGTGGTATTAGAAATTTTGAAGTTGAAACCAATTCAGAAGTTGATAGTACATTATTAAATGAAATGAAGCCTGGACAGCGAGGTACACTTTCATGGGTTTGGAAAGAAGGAGATTCTGGACATATTATCAATGTTGAACGGACTAATGATGGCTTGCTATATGTGGATACACAACCGGGCAAGCAAGCTAAGAGTTTTGCTGAATATATGAAAGACCGGAATTTTTCAACAGCTTATGGCAGGTCAGGCGTTAATTTTCAACGGACAGATAATTTGATAGTTAATGAAGATATAGCGAAAATGTTTATTGTAGATGGGAAGTGAGTATATGATTGACATTAAGACGGCTCAAGATAAAGCGAAACAAGCAATTATAGATAATTACAATTTGTCTAAGCTTATATCAGAAAAAGATATTAGTCTTAGTATTGTCGATATATACTACACTTTTTCATTTGAAATAAGCAGCAATAAGCTACCTAAGCCTGAAATGGTAGGTTATCCTGATTATGTTCAAGTTAATTGTGCAACTGGAGAAGTACATTTTATAAATTCGTATTTGTATGATGATTTAATTAGCAAGCTTTAATTAGCTTGCTTTTTTTGTACCCAAAAACAAAAACAGCCTCCCAAGGCTTTAAATGCGAGCGGACTCCCAAGTCCTTAAATGCGAGCAGACAAAGTAGTCTATAAAACGAAAGGACAACACGATGGAAGACAACAACTTAAAGAACAATCAAGAACAAGACGTTAAGCCCACAGTCGAACCTAAGGATAATGACGTCAATCCAAAGGACGACAAAGGCGAAAATAAGACTGGCGATGTTGTATCTAAGCTCAAGGAGCGCTTGAACAAAAAGACAGCTGAAAACAGTAGTCTGGCAGACCAAGTAGCCGATTTAAGAGCGCAATTACAAGAGTTTACTCAACAAGACAAGGCTAATGATGAACAAGCAAGCGAGTTAGACGAAGCTAAGAAGCAACTTGAAGCTTTGCAACTCGAAAATCAGAGAATTAAGGCTAGTCGACAAGTTGAGAAAGACTTACAAGACGCTGGCTTGCTTAATTATTCAAGCGATGGCGTTCTAGACATGCTTGTAGGAGATACAGACGAAGTCACAACTCAACGTACTATGGCTTTCATCAAGTTTGCCCAAGCTCTCGAAACTGGTATCCGTAAGGAATATCATACTGGGCATACGCCTAGAACGTCTGGTAAGGCTTCACTTACTAGAGACGAAATTAATAAGATTACCGACCCCGCTAAGCGGTTAGAAGCAATCAAGAACAATTTAAGTTTATACAACTAGTTAGGAGAAAATTATGGCAGTTGATGCAAACACTATTAAGACTACTGATTTAGTAGCTCAATCAATCGACTTTACAGAACAATTTTCACAAGGCTTATCAACTCTCTTAAACGTGTTAGGAGTTACTCGTAAGCAAGCATTATCACAAGGTTCTGTTATCAAGTTTTACAAAACAGAAGGTACTTTAGCTTCTGGCGATGTTGCAGAAGGCGAAATTATCCCTTTATCAAAGGTAACTCGCAAGGAAGCTGGCACGCAAGAACTCAAATTTAACAAGTGGCGTAAGGTTACAACTGCTGAAGCAATTCAAAAAGGCGGTTTTAATCAAGCAGTTCAAACTACAGACCAAAAATTATTGCGCTTAGTTCAAGACCAAGTTAAGTCTAACTGGTTTAATTTTTTGACTACTGCAACTGGTACTACTTCAACAAACGGTGTAGGCTTTCAAGCTGCAGTTGCTAACGCAATTGGTCAATTTAATGTAGTTTGGGAAGGTTACGGAGTACAACCTGTAGCATTTATCAATCCTTTGGACGTGTACGCATACTTAGCTCAAGCTCCTGTATCTACTCAAACTGCTTTCGGCTTGAACTACATTGAGAACTTTATGGGCTTTAGCGCAGTTATCTTATCTGCTTCTGTTCCTGCTGGTAAGATTTACGTTACTGCACCAGACAACATTAACTTAGCTTACGCAGACTTACACGGCGACTTATCCGGAGCATTTAACTTTACTACAGACCAAACTGGTTTAATCGGCGTAGCTCACAATGAATTGTTGAATGCTATGAGTTACGAAACTGTAGTAACTACTGCTTCTGTTCTTTATCCTGAAATTTCAGCTGGTATTATCGTATCTGATATTAGAACTGCAACAGCAAGCAAGTAGCATAGAAAGGCGCTATTATGGACTATTTAGCTAATATTAAGGCGCTATTAATGCTTCAAGATAGCGCCAAAGATGATTTAATCAATGTGATTATAGACAACACTAAGCGAGCATTGCGAGTTAGACTCGGTTTAAGCGCTTCTGACGAAGTACCAGACGAGTTGAGTTATATAGTAGTCGAAGTATCAGTAAGACGCTACAATCGTCTTAAAAACGAGGGTATGGCGTCTTACAGTCAAGAGGGCGAAAGTATCACTTTCAATTCAAACGATTTTGCAGACTTTGAAGAAGATATCAAAGCGTGGAAAGACAAGAATAACAAGGCTAATGAAGTGCGCTTTATCAACCCGTATGCTAGAGCTTTAAGCAATCAGGCTAGTGGCAGAGCTAGCGGGAGGTTATTAAATGACTTTTCGAATTAAGTGGGACGGCTTAGACCAACTAACTGCTGAGCTAAGAACAATGGCTTCTGGTAAGGCTTTAGAAAAGGCTTCGGTCGCTTTGGGGTCTCAATGGCAAAAAGAAGCTAGAGCAATGGAACGCGCAAAGTATACTCATGGATATTGGACCGGTAACCAACAGCGCAACACGCTTGTTTACTGGGAAAATGGCAAGAAGACGATTGTCTTAGACCCAAAAACAGAGTATTCAGTCTATACCGAGTATGGCACTCGAAAGATGGACGCAATGCCGGTATTCAAGCCAACGCTTGACATGATAAAGAAAAGAGCGCCTAGTGTTATCGAGTATTACTTGAAGAGGGACATCAAATAATGCATATTTCACTAGCACTTTTCAATTATTTTTTCGCTAAATGTCAAGAATTAGGCTTTGATACATATGAAGTCTTACCAGACGACAAAGCGCCTTATCCGTTCGTTAGAGTCAATCAAGCTACTTTAAATGGCGGAAGCACTAAAACAGGTTTTGATGGCGAAATAACAATCAATCTTGACCTGTTCGGTACGTTAGACCAGAAGCTTGAACTTGCAGAAATGCAACAGAAGATTGAAGCGGTCGGACTTACTGGTATATGGCTTAGAGATACTAGCTTAGTGGCTGTAGTAGATGATTATCAGGCGGTAAACTTGCTAGATACATCAACTACAACACCACTTAATCACACAAATTTAAGTTTCAAATTTAGATATTAGGAGGGCTATAGATGGCACAACCTCAAAAAATCAATGGCTCAAATGTTCTTGGGCTTTTTAGATTGCAAAAAAATGCTGCAACTGAAAAAGCAGCGATTATTAACTATCAAACTAGTTTAGATTTTGAATTTAAACGAGATGGCGATAGTACAAGCACTAAGACTGGCTCACTTTCAACTAATGGTAGTCTTGAAACTACTATCAAGTTCTCTTTCGTTGACAATATTTCAAAAGTTTCAGACGATATTCGAACTTCAATCGTTAATGCAGAACCAGCGGAATTATGGCAAGTTCAACTTGACCGCAAGAATAGCGAAGGCAAGTATTTTGGTTGCTACGTTCGTGGTACTGTTTCATCTGATTCAGCTAAAAACGATGATGGCGATAATTCGACTCGTGAATGCGAATTTAAATGCGATGGAACTCCGCAATACGGATGGACTGATTTAGACGCTAACATTAAAGAAGCTTTATCCTACGCTTATCAAGGTATCGGCGTTGTTTCTGATAGCGATAAGCAAGGCGGAGGCAAGGCTTACAATGAAGCTACCGACCGTGGAGTAGGTAGTGCTACAGGTAAGGCTGCTGAATGAGATACGACAGCAAGGTTAGATTCTACAGCGACAGCAAGAAGCGCTACAACGCTAAAACCTCAAAGTACGAGGGCGGAGCGGAATTAGTGCTTGAAACTTACGCTAACGTCACTGATTTAGGACTAACCAGACAAAAGGAATTATTTGACTCAATTAAAATTGAGCAGTTAACAGTTCGATTGATTGAGTCTTGCCCTAGGACGTGGGCTTACTTAACAATCGACGACCAGCCGAAAAAATATAAGCTTTCTAAGCGATTGAACAGCTTAAAAGGCACAGCAATTATTGTTGAAGAATTATCAGAGTAAAGGAAGGAGCTAGTCAGGACTTAACAGCCTTGGCTGGCTCTTTTTCTGCTTTCAGGAGGATTTATGGCAGCACCAAAATTAAATTTAAGTATTAATGGCAATGATATTGAACTCGTTTTCGGAGTTCGTTTTGTTCACGAATTGAATAAGGCTTTTGGTATTGAACGTGATGGTTTCAATATTGGTATGGGCTTCACTTTGATTTTGCCACCGCTATTGCAATACGACCCGGACGCACTCGCAAAGGTTATCTACTGTGCAGCATATAAGAACAGTCCTAGACCTACAATGGAACAAATTTATGACTCTTTGGACGAATTAGACGATTTAGAACAAACCTTTGACGAGGTTATGGGCTGTTTAAAAGCTTCAAGCGCAACGAAGCGCACACTAGCAACTTTGACAAAAGCCGAGGAACAAGCCGAGAAACAGAAAAGCAACTAGTAACTTGCGAGCAGCAGTACCGAGAAATTCAGTTGAACAGCTTAGCCTTTTTAGGGTTTACAAGCCTTGAGGACGTGGACGACCAGAGTTTCGAAGAGTACGAGCTAAGAATGGAAGCTTACGCACTCAAAGACGCTTATCTATCCAAGCTAGCAGCGCAAGTAGCGTTTTTCAATCAAGTTATGAAGTCTACTAAAGGTTCAGGAAACAACACACGGCTTGTATACGACCGGTTCGACAAGCTTTACGATTACGAAAAAGCAGTAACTAAGATTAGGTCGCAATTTGAACCAGATTTCAAGACAAACGAAGAAAAACAAGAGTTTAATTTTGCCGAAAAATTAAGAGAATTTGAAGCTCTTAAAAAGGCAGGAAAAATAAAGGCTTGGTCGGATAGAACCGAAGCCGAAAAGAAAATTTTATAAAGAGAGGAGGCTAATATATGGCATTAGAAGCGAAAGCCAAACTTGTACTAGACGACTCGCAATTTAATAAGACTTGCAAGAATGCTGAGAGTTCACTTAGTGGTTTAGCTCGTGAAACCGATAGAGGAGTTAGTTCTTTCAAAGGCTTTGCTATTGGTGGAGCTGTAATGGCTGTAGTTAATCGAGCAATTGACACTGTAAAAGACAATTTAGGAGCGGCTATTCAGCGGTTCGATACTTTAAACAAATATCCGGTAGTTATGAAAGCCTTAGGCTACAGCACCAAGGACGTTGCAAGCTCAACTAAGCTGCTTGTCAAAGGAATTGAAGGCTTACCAACTTCTTTGCAAGATATCACTTCGGTTACTCAACAGCTAGCGCCTTTAACCGGCTCGGCTAAAAAGGCTGCACAATCTGCGATAGCTCTTAACAACGCTTTTCTCGCTTCTGGAGCTAGTGGTGCCGATGCTAGTCGTGGATTACAACAGTACACTCAAATGCTATCTACTGGCAAGGTTGACTTGATGAGTTATCGAACGCTTCAAGAAACTATGCCGATAGCCCTTAGAAAAGTAGCTAACGCTTTTGGATTTACGGGTAAGTCAGCCGAAAATGATTTATTCAAAGCATTACAATCTGGACAAATAACGATGGACCAGTTAAACAACAAATTTATTGAGCTTAACAAGGGCGTTGGTGGTTTTGCTGATTTAGCCAAAAAGAACTCGGCAGGTATTCAGACTAGTTTTGAAAACCTGAAGAATGCTACAGTCAAAAATTTAGCTAACATGCTAACAGCTATTGACCAAGGGTTTAAAGAAGCCGGCTTAGGTTCAATAGCGCAGACTTTAGACCGAATGAAGGATAATGTTAACTCAACTTTTACAGCTATTACACCAGTAGTTACTAAGGCTACTAAAGTAATACTTAAATTGGTTACTGGCTTACAGAAATTATCCGGAAAGCCATGGTTCCAAGCATTAGCAGTTGGTACAGGTACTTTTGCGGTAGCTACTAATGGTATGTTGAAATTGACTCGTTCAGCTAGAGCTACAAAAGGAGCATTAGAAGCATTCAAAGCTGGTTGGAAGGCTTTTAAAGAAGGCGGTCGTGCAGCAGAAGGTGTTAAAGAAGCTAAGACAGCGTTAGAAGGATTTAGTAAAGAGTCTAAGGTGGCAACCGCTATTCAATGGGCGTTTAATGCTGCAGTTGATGCAAACCCTTTAATGTGGATACCGATTGCAATTGCAGCAGTCGTTGCAGCTCTTGTCTGGTTCTTTGGCTTTACTGATACCGGTAAAAAAATGTGGTCTGGCTTTTTAAGCTGGCTAGGTCAAGCATGGAATGCAATTGTTAATACTGCTAAATCGGTATGGAATGGCTTATCTAGCTTCTTTGGCAATCTTTGGAATAATATTGTCAACGTTGCTAAGACGGCTTGGAACGGCATTAAAGACTTTTTCAAACCTATTGTTGACGCAATTAAAAATATCTGGGATAAGCTCAAAGAATTCTTTAGTCAGTTATGGAATGGAATAGTTCAAGGCATTAGCTCGGCATGGAATGGTGTAGCTAGTTTCTTTAGTCAGTTATGGAATGGCATAGTTCAAGCTATTCAGCCTTACTGGCAACAATTCTTACAGTCTATTCAGCCGATTATTGACGCTTTTAAGAACTTGTGGGACGCCTTAAAGGACTTCTTTAGTACGTTGTGGAATGCGATAGTAACTATTGCTACTACGGTATGGAATGGCTTATCTAGCTTCTTTGGCAATTTCGTTAACAACGTTAAAAATATCTGGAACGGCATTTCAAGCTTCTTTAGTCAATTATGGAATGGCATAGTTACTGTAGCTGGTGTTATCTGGCAAGGCTTAATGATTGTATTTAGTCCGATAATTCAAGCGCTTAAAATTGCATGGCAAGGCTTTAGCGCCGTGATGGGCGTTGTTTGGCAAGGTATCCAAGTTGTGATTAGTGTTGCAGTTGGAATTATCGGTACTATGATTAACAACTTTTTAACTAATATTCAAATAATCTGGAGTGCGGTTTGGTCTGTATTAGGTCCGATAGTTCAAGTTATCTGGCAAGGCATTCAAATTGCTATTAGTACCGCAATTACGGTTATCTCAACAATAATCAGCACTACTTTAAGTGTTATTAGCACCATTTGGAACACCATCTGGAATGTTATCTGGACCGTGATTGTTACTATTTGGAACATGATAGTTAATACTATTGCAACTGTGATTAACGCAATTGCAGCGATAATTAGAGCTATTACCGCAGCAATCAAAGGCGACTGGACGGCAGTTTGGAATGCGATTAAAACTTTCGTAATGACTATCTGGAATGGTATTAAATCAGTTGTTACAGCAGGTATTAACGGCGTTAAATCAGTTATTACTACGGTAATGAATGCTGTTAAATCAGTTATTTCAAGTATCTGGAACGGTATTAAATCGCTATTCAATGCTGGTGTAAGGGCGATTAAGTCAGCAGTTCACTTTGACTTAGGAGCAGCAGGTCGACATATTATGAACTCGTTCTTGAACGGATTAAAAGCCGTCTGGAATACAGTTAAAGATTTTGTTGGTGGTATTGGTAACTGGATTAAGTCCCACAAAGGACCTGAAAGTTACGACAAACGCTTACTTATACCAGCTGGTCGCTTTATCATGGGCGGTCTTGCTCAAGGGTTAAAGGACAACTTCACGCTTGTTAAAGACCAAGTCAACACAGTTAACGGCTACTTTGATGGGTTAACTTTTGCATTACCAAACGTAGACGCAGGACAATTTAACGCTAGTCTTGACTCTTTGAACAACAAAGCCTATGCAGCAGTTAGCGGAGCAATTGACCAAGAAATTAGCTTTGATAACAAGCCTGCTTACATTACTTTGTCACTTGGCGGTCAAGACTTTGAAACCTTTGTAGACGATATTAGCAAGAAGCAAGACGAGCAAGTAGCTCTTAGAAAGAAGCGGATTTAATGACTTATTACGAGTTTCAAGACATAAACAAAAAGCCGTTAACACGTCCGGTACTTTCTCCGGAAGCTATTTATGTTAACGGTATACCGATTGAGGACCAGATAGACGGCTTTTATACTCTTACTGTTTCAGGTCGTGAGCTAGTACCGCATAGCATAAACACGCAAGAGGTCGCAGGTTCGGACGGCTCAATGTTCTTAAATGCTAGATATGCTAATCGGTCAATTAAGGTTACTTATCGGTTGCTAGCAAAAAATGATACGGATTATCGAGAAAAATTCGAACTACTCAATTATTTGTTGAGTCCTAAAAGGTTCGATTTTAAGTTTTACGATGACCCGTTTTATTTTTGGACTGGAACGGTTACTAGCGTTGAAGAACCGGCAGCAGGTCAGAACTTTGCAAAAGGAAGCTTCACAATCGAGTGTACAAGCCCGTTTAAACGCAGGATTGAGCCGGTAACTTACGATAATTCGGAAGACGGAGTTGTTCGTATCAGTGAGCCGGCTTACTTTGAAACCCTACCGGACGAGATTAAACTTGTTATCGGCTCTAAAACTAGCTCAATTGCTATTAAAAATGATACGAGGGTAATTAAACTTGTCGGAAGTTTTAACGCAGGAGATACGCTTAGAATTGTTTTTAGCGATATACCAGAAGAAGACAGCACAATTTATCTTAACAATAATTTGAAATTGGATTTATTAGACTTAACAAGCGACTTTGAGAACTTCGTAGTTAAGTATCAAGACGTTATTAGCGTTGATAATGCTAATGCAAGGCTGTATTTAAAGTTAAGGAGTAAGCACTTATGAGATTGTTACTATATACGGCTAATGACCAGCTGGTAGCAATCAAGACTAATGCTATCAGCGCAAAAATTGAAGAGGAAATTAATGTTTACCACCAATTAACGCTAGAATTACCTTTAAATCAAAGCAACAAAGACGATATCTTAAAATCTATGTATATTGCAGTTGCTACTGAACAAGGCGATGGCTTTTATATGTTTAAGATTGAAAAAGTTAGCTTCGGCGATAGTCTGATTGATATTACAGCGATTGAACGAGCTAGCGATGACCTTTATACTCAAGGCTATATTCAAGATAGACGTTTTCAATCGTCTAAGCTTTCAGTGGCACTTGATGCAATCTTTAACGGCTCAACTTGGACTTACGAAGTCGGAGCTGATACGGCTAACGAAACAGTCAATCAAGACTTCAATTTTTACTATGTAAGTCGCAGAGAAGCCTTAAAGAAAGTATTAGAGCTTTACGGCTTAGAATTTCAATTTATCTATCGTATTACAAACGGTAAGATAACGGCTAAGGTCTGCAAGTTAACTAAGGCTTTAGGACGTGATACTGGTTATCGTTTCGTTTACGGCAGTAATGCTTTGAAAGTTGACTTTGCAAGCGACCAAACGGACCTGTACACGGGAGCAATCGGTCGTGGTTCTGGAGTTGAGAAAACCGACGAAAGCGGAGAAGCTACTGGCGGATATACTCGTAAGATTGATTTTTCTTCTGTTGTTTGGAATAAATCGAGTGGCAACCCGGTTGATAAACCTAGCGGTCAAAACTTCGTTGAATTACCAGAAAAGACGGCTAAGTATGGCTGGACCGACTCGTCAGGAGTTAAACAGCCTAGACTTGCTATTTTTGAGTTTGACGACGAAAAAGACCCGGCGCAACTGCTTACTAAGACTTATCAGCAGTTGCTTAAATTGTCCGAACCACAGCCGACCGTTAAAGCTACTGTAGCTAGTCTTAAGCGAAAGATTAATCTAGGCGACAATTTCAGCGTCGTTAGATATGGCTCTGGTTGGAAGCTTGTATACTTCTTGCGAGTAACTAAGTTAACTCGTGATTTACTAGACGATAACGCAACTCAAATTGAGTCTGGAACTGAAAGCATTAAGCGACAAGCTGAGCGAGAAGTTGAAGCTACACAGGCAACAGACAGCGTTAAGGCAGAAGTCGACAGTAGTCTATCCGACCAAGAAGCAAGAGCTAGGTCGATGATTAACGACTTCAACAATAAGTTAACTAAACGGATAGACTCGACTAAAAGCTCAATTGATAAGGTTTTAGCTCAAAACTCTAATGGTCCTATCACTTTGATAGGTCAAGATGGACAACCGATTGCTGGTGTTCCGGAAATTAAAGAAATTAGAAGTAAGGACGGCAGCTTTTTAATCAATTCTTCGGGGTTTAAGTGGGGCGACCATTTGATGGGTGGCGACTCAAAGATTTATGCCGACGAGATAGCCGGTAAGACTTTAGACGCGTACACTATTAATTCAACAACCATCAATGGTGGCAAAATTGTTGGTGCGACTATTTCTGGACAAGTTTATATCAATTCGACTTCAAACCCCGGACTCTATGCTGCTGGTCATGAACGATATGCAGTTATAAGTGGCGATTATGGCTTCACTTATACCTCGGCTGGTGGCGATGGTGGTCGTGGTAGCTGGATAGGTCTGTATTCTTTAGGAATTGGTGGCGTTGACCTGAATTTTGAACAGCTTAGAAAAATCAAAGAGAAATGCGGAGTTTAGGAAGGAGAATTAAATGGCAGAACAAAAAATAACTTTGCCTATGCTGGAATTAGACTTGCAAAAAGTTACAACGTTTGTAAGTCGACCTTTTAGGCTTATGCAGGGCGACAAAGGCTATATTCAGCCTTTTCATCTAAGCGTGGGTTTTGCTCCTTACAGTGCAACGGCAGATACGCTATGCTTTGCAGGAACTAAACCGGACGGACAAGTGATTGAAGTAGAAGCAGAACCAAGTCGTTTTTCGAAAGATGGCGATACGTGGTTCTTTTATTTACCAGATGAAGTAGCGCAGGCTATCGGAACATTTGAAGCGTATTTTTACGTAAAAAAAGGCAATTCGATTGTAGCAAGTACAACTAAGTTCGCTTACGAAGTCGGCGCTAAGTTTGGCGATGATGAAGCTTCAAATTCGTATGTATCAGTCTTTAACAGTTTACGTGACAAATTTAATCAAATTATTGAAAGTTCAAGAACAGAGCTTAATAACTGGACTTCTTTAAACAATCAAGCTAGAGCTGATTTAGATAAACTGCTTAAAGATTTAAAGACACAAACTGACAACTGGCTTAGTGCTAAGAGTTCTGAAATTCAAGGAATTATCACGAACTACAACAGTAAGTACAACGAGCTAGTCGGCAAATGGAATAATCAAATCACGACTCAACAGAGCGATTACGCAGCGCAAAAAGCTAAGATTGATAGCGAGTATAAGCAACAGCTGGAAAATCTTAAAGCACAGCTTAACAGCGAATGGCAGACTCAAAAACAAGCTCAACAGGCTAGTTTTGATAGCTTCAAATCAGATTTAACAAACCGTATCAGTCAAGCTAAGTCTGATATAGATAGCATTCAAGCCATTATACCTACTTTGCAGAAAAAGATTGCTGAAATATCTTTAAATTCTTTTTCAGAAGCAGACACTAGAAGCACTGTATCAGACCAAGTAACAGAAATTGCAGGAAACCTTATTGACCCTAATCTGAACAACTGGACCAAGAACACGCAAGCACAGCAAGCTTTCAAATCAATTAACTTTGATGGAACAACTAATGATATTAATTATCAAGGCGTTGGCGGAATTGAAATGATTTGGACAAAGATTAATCCTGAGCTTTATAAACATTACAAAGTTCGTTTTAGATTTACACCCAAATCTGATATTAGGGACTTATCAAATGGCTATGCTGGGACAATAGGCTTTTGTGTTTATCGAACAGACCCTACACGAATTGGCGGAAACTGGGGAGCTGAGCAAGGAAACGATAATACTACAACACAAATTAAACTAATAGCGATAAATCAAGACAAATTTTATGAATTCGGGTTCTATTCGGATAATGCAACAGAATTGTACATTGGCTTTAATTTCAATGATGTTAAAGATATTGTTTCTTCTAATTTCTCTATCAGTTCAATTTCTGTTGTAAATATCGATAATACTATTCAAAGCATCACTGATTCTAGCTATCCTAGAAAATCGGGCTCTGCTGGCGATGATTTGTTTTCTTACAAGAATAACCATGAAATTAGAATTTACGATAATATTTCGGACGTAAAAAACAAACCAAGTAGTGCTTCTAATTGGTTCGTCGCTGTAATTGATACTGTTAGAAATTCTTGGGGCAGCATCAAAGTGTTTTGTCCCGGCGTCGGAAGTTGGCAAATCGACTTAGCAGGTGGTAATTGGAACTCTTGGTTTACATTGTCAGATAGCAGAAATGTTTATTCAAAGTCTGAAATTGATGCCAAAATTGCTAATACTGGTAATGTTAAAAAGGTACAGAATGTAGTTCCAGACGGTTCTGGCAACGTTAATTTAACAAAAAAAGTTGCTTTTGCCTTCGATGTTAATTCGGGAGGAGCAACTGACTTACGTGATACTGGTGTAACTGGTTATTGGGGAGTTGACCAAGATGCGATTGTTAAAATTTTGCGAGAAGGATTACCTGCAAAATATGCTTCGAAGAGTGAGACCGACACCAAAACTAACAATTTGCAGGGTCAATTGGACTCTTACAAGGCTCAAGTTTCAAATCTGCAAACGCAATTAAGCACGTTGCAGGCTCAAATGAGCAACCTATTGAGTGTAATCAACGTATCTAATGGTTCGTTAAACGTTACTGGTAACCTCATTATCAAGCAAGGTAATATTCAAAACTACTGGGGTGGCGTTGACCAGTACGTGGCTTACAGTCCTAGCGGAGTTAAGCGTGGTTACTTCGGTGTATGGGACAACGGAACGTTCAATGCTAGTGATCACTAGTTAGGAGAAAAATATGTTGAAGACGGACTATATCGAACCTTCACAAATGATTGAACAGCTTAGACAGAAGCTATCAGAAGCAGAGTATCGAGCAACGATAAACGAAATTGTAGTCAATCAGTATCGAGCGTTGATTGACGATTTAAGCAAAAAATATCCTCAAGTCAAAAAAGAGCTTGAGGACAAGTACAGCATTAAACAAGGAGGCTAATTATGGCAGAAGAAAACAAACAAGTTGAAGCTACAGAAGTTGTAGCCGGTCAAGAAGAAGCTACTAAGCAAGCGGAAGTACAGAAACCAGTAACTGCAGCTGAAACACCAGTTGAACCAGTTAAAGGTGCTCACGTGTACTACTTTAGTAACGACAAATACTATTGTGTCCCAATTATCACACCTTACGAGTTACCAAACGTTTATCCCATTACAACAGAAGCACCAAGTAAGGACTTGAAGAACCCTAAATATGACTGGGGTTTGATGAAGTGGGGAGAAGGCGATGCAAAGAACTTGCAAGCTCAAATTGCTAAAGTTGAAGACTCGGTTAAGGCTCTAACTACTAGTCAAGCTTCAAACCTACAAATTAATACGAAAATGCAAGTTAGCTTAGACGCATTACAAGCCGTAATCGCTAAGCAAACACAGCTCTTAACGCAACTTTCAAGTCAACAAGCAACAGAACCAAAATCAGAAGAACAAGCTTAGGAGGTTATAACTATGACAATGGCAGAACTTTTTGAATCACAATATAAGTACTTTTATGGTTTAGGTCTTTTCTCAAAGGAACTAATCGCTTCTTACGTTAAGCTTGGTGTAATTGATGGCGCAGCTTACAAACGCATTACAGGAGATGATTATGTTGAAGCTTAAGACAGCATTATTAGCCGTCTTAAGTAATTTAAGTTTCAAAAATTTCAAGAAAAATCAACTGCATTTATTGCTAGCCTTGGACTTGATAATGCAAGGTTTAAATTTGATAAATGCCGAGCATTTTTTCTTTTTTCCACCAGAACCGCCTATAATTCTGAGCATCTTGAACTCGGACGTTGTAGGCGGTTTTGGCGTATTTATAGGCTTGCTAATCGTTGCATGGTCTGCTCAAACTAAAGCGAGTGTTAAGACAAACCGGTGGCTAATCGTTAGCGCTGGTTGTTTTTTTGGCTTCGTTTTCGGTGTGGAGCTAATGCACTTAATGTTTGCTAACGCAGGACCTGTAATGGCTAGCAGTTTGATAGGCGACTTTGTGATGGTCTTATTAACCATCTACGTTGCATTCAAAAGTAATACTTTAGACGACTATTAGAGAGGGGCGTATGTATGGATATAAACGCCCTGACAAGACTGATACCGTATCTAGTAAGCTTCGTTACTGCTGTAGCAAGTTACAAGGCTCTAACCGAAAAGACCAAAGCGGATAAGGACAAGATAGAGTACAACCGCTTAATTGAAGAAAACAACCGCTTAAAGGCTGACGCTGAGGTCTATCGTAAGCGATGGCTTACAGCAGAAGACGAGCTAGAAAAATTGCGAAAAAAGCAGTTTGCGGAAGCTACTAGAAATTTAAGATCAAAACGAAAGGACAAAACGACATGAACAAACCAACAGCATTAATCATGAACTACATCTACTTCATTCAAATTGGCGTACTGACAATTGATGACGTACCTAACCATTTAAAGGCGGAAGTCGAAAAATGGAACAAGGCGTTAACCACTGGCGTTGTAGGAGGTTCAGACAATGGAATGGCTAATCAATAATTTACCGGCAATTATCTTAGTCCTAGGCTTTGTGGCTGGTTACTATAACTACCTAAAAGACCACGACCCAAACTTAGCTAGCAAAATTAAAGTTATCGGCGACTTAGCAAACTACGCTGTATCGCTTCAAGCTACTAAGGCTTACAGCAACTCAAAGAAGCAAGAAGAAGCTACTAAAGCGGTTATGGAACAAGCTAAGGCTATCGGAATTAAGGTTACCGAAGATACCGCAAAAGGAGCTGTAGAACAAGCTGTAAGTGAAGCTAAGGCTGAACAACCTAAGGAAGTCAAAAAAGCTGAACCTACTCAATCTAAGGACATCCCTGCCAAGGTTGAAGTCAAGGAACAGACTACTGAACAGCCTAAGGCAGAAGAACCTAAGCTGACTTTGATTGACCATCTCGAGGTCAAATAATGAAGCACAAGACTTGGAACGAATTAATATTTGAAAGTTTTAGAAAGCGAGGCGCTAAGCGTGTTAAATATCGTCGACATAAGCAATTGGCAAGGTAACGCAGGCTTTAATCCTGACGCAGTTAGCACCGATGGTTACATCGTTAAAGTAACTGAGGGCACAGGCTATACCGACCCTTATTACAAAGGCTTTGCGGATAAGACACTAGCTAGTGGTCGTGTGCTTGGTTTGTATCATTTTGCTACTGGCTACAACTGGCAAGCAGAAGCTGACTATTTCTTGTCGAGGGTTTCTGATTACATCGGCAAAGCCGTACTAATCCTTGACTTTGAAGGAGGAGCTGTTAGTGCTGGTGGCGTTAACTTTGCTACTAAGTGGCTAGATTATGTTAAGTCCAAAACTGGTGTTACACCGATGTTCTACACGTACTTAAATGTTGAAAACTCGCTTAACTGGTCTGACTTAGCTAAGCGCTATCCGCTATGGTTAGCTCAATATAATAATTACAATGCTGTTTACGGCTTTCAGCCTAGAGAGCTATACGGCAGCTTGAAATATTGGTCAAAGATGACTTGCTTTCAATACACCAGTTCAGGGCGTTTGAGTGGTTACTCCGGTAACTTAGACTTGAACGCCTTTTATGGTGCAAAAAATGACTGGCAAGCATTAGTTGGAAAAAACGAGGAGGACGAAGAATTGGCATGGCACCCCGAAGTCAAGTACAACGTACTTGGAATGTTCAAAGTTAACCGTCAAGGCGGAGCAAAGCTCTATACAAGTTCCGAGCTAACAAATATCACTCAAGAAAACGGACAAGATGCTATTAGAAAATATGGCGACTTCATAGTCTGGGAAGCTAAGGGCGGAGCTGTTCGTGCTGGAACCCAAACACAGTGGTTCAGTCAAGCAGATGGCTTAACTAAGATTAATCCGTTAGCTTTTAACGACAATGCTAGAGCGATTTGTAAGATTACTACTGACGACGCTTATACTCAAAATGAAGCAACCGCAGGTGCTGGAGGTATTACACATTTACCGAAAGGCTCAACGTGGCAAGTATTCGGTCGTGTAGACAAGTATCTTATCGTCGGCGGAGAAAAAGACGGAAAATATGTTAATGCAGATAAAGCCGTGATTGTGCTTTAGACGAAAAAAGACTCAACTAGTTTAGATACTGGTTGAGTCCTTTTTTTGTGCAAAAAAATAGCTCTAGATGTACTAGAGCTGGTCGGAATTGTTTATTGTAAGCTAATTAAGAAAACGAGTACCGACCGATAAATATTTTATCAAACTTTTTTCTAAAAGGCTATTGACTTTCAGTATACCAAATGGTATATTATAAATGTAAGCTAATTAATATGAAAACGAGGTAATTCAAATGTTTGAACAATTAGATTTATTCGCTAACCAATTCGATACTGCAGAAGAAGCTGTTAGCCATATTAACGAATATGAAGCACCATCAGAAGCAGCTATTAATTACATCTACAAGAACTTCAAAGAATTAAAGATGACCTTTAATATGTTGGTTTCGCTTGAATTGCGTCAAGTTGGTATTGATTATAACAAGCTTGAACCAGAAGACCTAATCAAAGCTGACTACAAGCTTATCAAAGAAGCTGGGGTTGACTACTCTCTAGGAGAGCAAGCAAGGTATACTGCATTAGTATTAGCAGTACCAGCAATTACTTACGACTTCTACAAATATTTAGACGAGAAAAAATTATACAAGATAGTTGACCAAGCTCTAGCAGCAAGAGCAAGACACTTAAACAGCGACATGAAATTTGATTGGAATTTAAGCTAGGCAACGCCTAGTAGGAGGTAGGAAAATGCAAGAATTATTGAAAAGAATTAAATTAGCTACAGGTCGTGATAAGGACGGCTCGTGGCTTGACGATTTCGGAAGCGGAACAGAACGTGCTAAGCATGTTTTGAGTCGTGAGGATATCGACAAAGCAGAAGTTGCGGATATGCTCAATATACCGCTCGAAGAACTCAATAGCGATGTTGACAATATGAAGTACGATACAGTCAATAAGTTAGAGCAGTTAGACGACTCTTTGAATGTTTATGACGAGGTCGGCGATAATATGTTCAAGATACTGGAATACATGTACAACTATTGTCAAGACCACATACCGGACGATGCAACCGGTCGAGTTTTTAAGAAAGTTATCTTGACCGACCCTCGGGTTGCTATGGAAGTACACAAAGCATTGAGAGAGGACAATTAGCATGACTTACTGGAAGGACGAGTATTCAAACGAATTTGACCGAATTAGAGCGTATCTTAAAGAGACTGATACGCCCTATAGTAAGATAGCCGATGACTTAGGACTTAAACGTATCAGCATTAAGAAGTACGCCACAGAAGAAGGCAAGCTTGAAGTTGCGAGTTACGCAACAGTTAGCGCACTTAAAAGAGCAGCCGACCTTGAAGCCCTATATGATTTAAAGGAGGACGCCGGCAAGGCTATTGCGATGGTTTCTGATTATATGGACAACGCACCAGAAGCCCGTGATATTGTACTTAGCGACCCACTAGCGATTGCTGAAATTTACAAGCGGATTAAAAAATAAATTTAAAAACATCGTTGACTTATAATATACTATATGGTATATTATAAATGTAAGCTA